CATCAGACGAGTATGATGTCGAGCTAGCGACTTCGGGGGTAAATGCAGGGAGCTGCGACTACGAGCTCGCCTTTTACGGCGGCTTGTGGGCGTGGCATGAGATCAACTTTGAGGTTGATAACCCCTTCCTTTATTCCCTTAGTCAGTTGGGTCTGACAAACCCATTAAACGTAGCTTGGGAACTAGTTCCGTTCAGCTTCGTTGTCGACTGGTTTATACCTATCGGCAGCTTCTTTGACGGTCTGGTTCCGCCCCAAGGGGTCTCTCGCGTTAAGGGCGTAAGCTCTTATCGTGGAGAATTTGAGGGGCGTGGTAGAGCCAAGTGGAACTTCCCTGTTCCGCCTAATACGCGGGATGGGGAGAGTGAACACAAAGGCTCGTGGACTAGCAGGTTTAAGGGCAGAAGCCCGATGACCAGCTTTCCACGGTACCATCTGGTAGGTGCCGATTTCAGTCTGTCTAAAACGCAGATTGCAAGCGGTTTGTCTCTTCTCTGGTCTGTGGGCGCCGGCAGTAAAGCCGAGCGTAGCGCGCTAATGGGAGTGAGGAATTCTATGGGCAGTAATGCCCGGCGATTCCCTCAGGAATATTGGCGCGTTTGAGCCTGAAAACTCAACTTCAGACTGCTTCTTTAGAAAGCGCGTAGTGGCCGCAATTGCCCCTATTGTACTGAACGATGCCTTGGGCACGCCAGTAGCACACACCTTCGCCCCGGCGAAGACTCAAGCGGACTTTGCCCTCCTGGAGGACCGGGTCGCAGGTTTGTACATCGGCTATAACAAGCTGACGTTCAATCTCAACAGGCCGAAAGGCCCGTCGAACACTGCGAATCGGAACCTCCAACTGGAAATCCGTATCGAGACCCCGAAACTGGAGGTCACGTCCAACAACACAGTCTCCGGCATTGCGCCGGCTCCGACTGTGAGCTATCGTCCGATGGCTACGTTGAACATGACTTTTCCTGACCGCTGCTCTCTTCAGGACCGTAAGGACCTGCAGAAGTACGTCCTGCAGCTGCTTTCAAACAGCTTCGTGACGGATGCAGTGGAGAAGTTCGAACTGCCCTATTAAGGGTAACCGTGCTTCTACGTCGTAAGACGTGTTTCGGTAGTAGCCACAGCGACTATCATGTATTTGATAGTTTAACAACCATGTACTTGGAGTAATCTCATGTCTAACTTTGTTCGCCACCTTCTTGTATCTTCGGTTTATACCGATGTTGGATCGTATGACCCGCCGTCTTCGCAGATGGCGTGGCAAATGCGGTTCCTATTTTCGGTAGTTTCCGATGAAACGGAAAACGAGGTTTATCACCTCGAGATCTTGTCCCGCAAATGGCGGGACCTTGAAGAGGAGCTGGCTAGGCGCGATCATGAGATCTGCAACAAGCTGGTTGAACTCTTCCCTGAGCACACGCGACGGATCTCGAAAGAGTATCGCGTTGAGCACCATCCTACAAGGACGGTGCATACTGGGAACTACACCTTGTTCGATGAGTACACTAACATGTACTTCTCGAACTTGATGAACGTTCTCAGTCGTCTGCCTCAGATCTGAGTTGGCTACGATGTCCCTGAAACGTAGTTCCAGGCGACGCACCCTGAATGGGGTGCGCTGCAGAGTCTCAGCTCTAGACTTAGCGCCGCGTATTTTCGAATCTATCAACACCCCGGTTTCGCTTTCCTGTGCTTTGTTGTTGAAATACAACGAGCACAGGCAGCTTGCCGAAAAGAAGATAGACCCTCGAAACTACAAGTCCGCCAAAGACTTCTTTGACGACTACCAAAGTGTCAAACTTCTCGCGAAGTTTCCCGGTCTTAAAACCGGCATTGACACTGAGGCGGTCGCGTATAAGAAGTTCCTTGGCGCAGAAGTTCAGTGTATGAAAACGAACCTCCGGTTGGAGGGTTGGAGCATGGGGTCGATTCATTTCGCACCTCACGTTGATCGCATCATTTCTGCTGCGAAACGAAAAATTGCAAAAATCCTCGGACCGGTTCCGTCGTTTTCGGAAATGGACTTCCGCTTCGGACCAGGCGCGACGTTTGGTGTGCGCGGTGAAACTTCACCGTACAACAAGGTTACTGCTGACCTTGAGTGCACTGACGCTATGGTTGACTCGCTCCAAGAGTTTCTCGAGGAGTTCCCGGGGTGGATAATGCCCGGGCTGCATGACGTTACTGTCTTGCCAGGTAGTCAACTATCCTTTGTCGCCAAAGATGCGACCACAGACCGACCTATATGTATCGAGCCGCTTTTAAACGGCTTAATGCAGAAAGGGATCGGTACGTGGATGCGAAACTGTCTTAAACGCGTGGGGATTGATCTTGATGATCAAACCGTCAACCAAAAGTTGGCCGCCTTAGCTGAGAAGCTAAAGCTCGCGACCGTGGACTTTGCGTCCGCGAGTGACACTATCGCATATCGGGTGGTTCTAGAACTTCTTCCCATTGACTGGGTAATGTTCCTAGATCGTTGCCGCTCATCCAGTTTCTGGGATGGGCAAACATGGGTGAACTTTCACAAGTTCTCCTCCATGGGCAACGCATACACGTTCGAACTGGAAACCTTGATCTTCTACGCAGTGGCGAAAGCTTGCTGCGATGAGATCGGAATCAGAACGACAGTCCGTGAGGACATAAGTGTGTATGGGGATGATGTTATCATCCCGTCCGACGCATATCACCTTTTCCAAGAGGTGAGCGAGGTGCTCGGCTTCACGATTAACGATAAGAAGTCCTTCAAAGAAGGGGTCTTCTACGAGAGTTGTGGGCACGATTACTTCGCAGGCGAGTTTGTACGACCTTTCTTGTGGAAACGAGAGCTGAATACGCTCACGTCTGCCTTCTATGCGGCAAACACGATCAGACGGATTGGGAAGCTTCGTAACACCCTCCGTGAAAAGGAGGGGTGCGACTTGGCTCTTCGTCCTGTCTATAATCGGGCTGTCGCTGGGATACCTACCCGACTACGTCGGAAAGGTCCTGAAGGCTTTGGAGATGGTCACCTTATCAGTGACTTCGATGACGCGTGCCCACCGCTCGCAAGAGACGGTTGGTGCGGTTACGTCTTCGACTCCTTCCAAGAAAGCGCCCTCCTTTTCTCCCCTCCTGGGGGAAAATGTGAGTGGCCCGCAGCTTATGCACTTTACAGTGCAATGTCTGCGTCCCAGTCATGGGATCGTACCATGTCCGCCACTAGCGATGTCAGGGAACTTGCAATTTGGGCCTCACAGCTTAAGTTGCCAGAACCTATTCACGCCAGTGATGGATATTCAGTACGAGGTCGTACAAAGATAAAGAAGGTAAGCACGTTCTGTCCATCTGGACGATGGCTGAACATGGGTCCCTGGAGTTAACCCCTCCAGGCTTTCCCCTTCTTGGGTGGAGGCGCAACGTTTGCGCTGAAGGAGCATCGTAAGGTTACGCAGGTGATGGTAAAAACCAGATCCTGTTTCCTTATTTTGTTCCAAGTGGAGAG